GGAGAACAATTCATTTGCGTACCAATCTGGCCCTGTATTAGCAACACCTCGTGCTCTTTCTCTTATATCTTCTCCAATAGTCATTTGATACCTAGATTATCTTCAGTCATTATTTTGAATTCAAAGTTACGATCAGCACAGAACTCTCGTGCTGCTTTCCATTTTGCTTGATTGACTGCGTATGTTTGCACTGATTGAGCCCATGCCTTTGTTCTTTTCTTGGGATTCACGTTTGGCATCTTTGTTTCTTTCTTTGGTTTGACTTCAACAACCATAGTTCTTTTGTTTCCTTTTTTATCAATATACTTTACAAAGAAGTCTGGAAAGTAACGATGAATACGATTATCAATCGGAGAGCGATAAGGAATCCAAAATTCTTCTGACTGCCATTCACTAATTGTTTCATTCAAATCACAGTAGTTCATAAATTTTCTTTCCCACAAAGACCTATAAATAATATTTTGGGGATTTCCTTTATACTTTTTCGGGTATCTTGGGTAATATTTTCCTTTATATGACATACATATATTATCAGGATCAATTTAAAAACTATTTAGATGGAAATAAGATCAGAAGATTTACACTTAAGTATACCTAACGCAAGTCCGATATTTTCAAAACTTGCGATATCAAGTCAGTTCAAGGTATCGTTAGATCTTGTGCGTAGAAGCAGTATTGGAAATAATTTAGGACTGTTTGAATACTTAACTAATTGTGGATTGTTTAATGATGTAACTTCAACAAGCGAAAAATATGATTTCTTATGTTCTCAGGCATCTTTACCTGGTGCATCTTTCGATGTTTCAGAGGAGATGGGAAGCCGTCAAGGAATGATAGAAAGGTTTGCATCAAGAAGAATATATAATCAATTTGATTTAACATTTTATATTGATAATGATTATAATGTATTACGTATGTTTGAAGAGTGGATGAATTATATCAATCCAGTATATAATGAATCAAATGGTAGGTATGATGGATCTGAGGCAAGTCAATTAAATGCGTATCAAGAAAGAAATACATATTCAAGATTTAGATATCCAGATGATTATCGTAGGATGATATCAATCACAAAATTTGAAAGAGACTTTCTACAAAATCCAAATGATAAGAATAATACATTTAAAAATATGCCACTATTAACTTATCGTTTTATTGATACTTTTCCTGTTGATCTTAATGCTGTTCCAATGTCTTATGATGGTAGTAGTATTTTACAGGTGACAGTTGTGTTTAGTTACTTAAGACATACAATTGAGAAACATGGTAATGCACAACAATCAGTCAGAGAAAAACTTTCAACTACTAATCAATTGACTCAAGTGAATCCTCTCAGACCAAGAAGAATTGGAAGTGAAATAACACCTACTGCTAGTGATCCAAATCCAACATCACCAGTGGGATACATAAGTGGTAAACCATATTATGGGCCATATCATGAACATATGGGTGTGAAGATGGTTGGTGCGGAACATGTCAGTGCACCACATGCTATAATATACGATACAATCGCAGACAGTTTATCTGGTAGTAGTATTATTGGTGATCCAGTTACAGAAATAAATCCTGCCGAGGAACAACAGGAACAGCAACAAGAGGAAAATAATCAGCAACAGCAACAACAAGAGGAAGACAATCAACAGCAGCAACAACAGGAAGAAAACAATCAACAGCAACAACAAAATAACAATAACCAACAACAAAACCAAGGTGGCGGTGGCAACCAAGGTGGTGGAGGAGGTTACTACGGAGGTTACTAAAACCTTGCTATATACAATACTGAATAAAATATTATGCCCTTACCACAAATAGCCACCCCGACTTATGAATTGGTTTTGCCATCGACGGGGAAAAAAATAAAATATAGACCCTTTCTTGTTAAAGAAGAAAAAATCTTAATTCTTGCATTAGAAAGTGAAGATTCAAAACAAATTACAAATGCTATTAAATCTACTTTAAAATCTTGTATTATGACAAGGGGTGTGAAAGTAGATGAATTACCCACATTTGATATTGAATATATTTTCTTAAATATACGTGGAAAATCAGTGGGTGAATCTATAGATGTAGTTGTAACTTGTCCTGATGATAATGAGACAACTGTTGAGACTAAAATTTACATTGATGAAATACAAGTTAAAAAAGATGACAATCACAAAAGTGATATTGAACTGGATGGAGTGTATACTTTAAGAATGAAATATCCATCTTTAAATCAATTTGTTCAAAATAATTTTTCTATCGGTAATAATCAACAAATTAGTGTTGATGATTCCTTTAGTGTGATAACATCTTGTATTGATATGGTTTTTAGTCAAGATGAATCATGGTCTGCTTCTGATTGCACTAAGAAAGAGTTAGATGACTGGTTAGGAACTCTGGATTCAAAACAATTCAAACAGATTGAAACTTTCTTTGAAACAATGCCTAAATTATCTCACACAGTTAAGGTAACTAACCCGAAAACAAAAGTTGAAAGTGATGTAACGTTGGAGGGTATAACAAATTTTTTCGGATAGTTATGGCTCATATAGATCTTGAGTCATACTTTAAATTAAATTTTGCCTTGATGCAGCACCATAAATACTCTTTGACTGAAATTGAAAATATGATGCCTTGGGAGAGAGATATCTACTTAGGACTGTTGAATCAATACATTGAAGAAGAAAATTTAAAAGCACAACAAGCAAATATGTAAATGCTTAAACCTTTAATTGCTACTAAAGCCATAAATCCTATAAGTAGGGGACTATTCACTGCTGCAAAAAATAGTGTAGGTAGGGTAAAGGAGTCAACTCAACAAATTACAAAGGGACTTAATAAGGATCAAAAGTTCCCTATGAATTATGTTGAATTTTTTGGTTCAAAGAAAACTGTAAAAATTCTAAGAAAGAATTTAAAATCAGTTAGAGACTCTTTAGTAAGCACATTTGGTATTGTTAGCACCTTGACTAAGACTGTAGGTGGATTGTTCAAAAAGTTAGGGCCAGGTGGATTGTTTGGATCTTTAGTTGGGACTATTGGTGCGAGTATATTTGGAGGTATTTTTGGTAAAGCTTTATTAGTTACTCTTGCAGGATTAGCACTTGGTGGTATAGGATTTTTTCTAGTTCAAAACGCAGGACAATTTTTTAAATTTCTACGAGATAATATTGCAAATTTAAGACCAATTGTTGAAGAAATTGTTGGAGATTTTGCACTAGGTAGACTCACAAAACCAGGAGATTTAGAACAGGCAAGAGAACTTGATGAGCAGGTTTCTTTAAGAGCAGAAAGAATACTAGAAAAAGATCCAAATAAAGATGATCCAAAATTAGCAAAAACTCCAGATGTTGCATATAAGGAAGCACTTAATAAAACAATAACTGTAATTAATAAAGATATAGTAACATTAGAACAAGAGAAAGTTAAAGCAATAAAAGAAGGAAAACCCACAGATGAAATTGATGGTGCCATAGCTGCCTTAAAAAGAGACAAAAATTATTTAAAGACAGGAAAAATAGCATCTAAAGATCCTAAAGATGTTGTTACAAGAACAATGTTTCGTCGTATGTTTGATATTGATCCACAACCAGGCACAGGATTTACTGGTTATGGTGGTATGAGTAAGGAGCAAAGATTGGATAGGTTGAATCAAATTATGAGAGATAATGATTTAGCTAAACTTAAATTTGAAGCAATGAGGTCGGGAAGTTTTGCTAATGATGCTAGTGAAGATAGATTAAAATTTAATTTAGATTTATTAAATGCAATAAAAGCAAAAGAAAACAAACAAGAATTTAGTGTAGATGATCTACAATCTGATGCTCTTAGAGACAAAACTCTTATAGATGCAAATAAAGCAATTTTAAAACAATTCAATGAAACATATTTAAAAATTAATCAATCTCCTAATAAACAATCAAATGTAAATATTATTAATAAGAGTGGATCAGGTAATAAGAGGGGAAGTGGAGTGAATAGTGGTGAAAAAATAGTGGGTGATGGTGCAGAAGGTGGGACTTTAAGTATGAAATTTCTAAGTGCTTTAAATGAAGACTTGGCAATGGAAAGATCTCTTTCAAAAAGTGTTCTT